GACGTTCTAAGTTTGCAGAAGGAGTCTGCATAGTTTTGGGTAAGTCCAAAGGCCAATAATCTATGAATGTCAGCACACCGTATTCCTCCAGCTTATACTTGAGTTCATCGACTATCTCACGCGAATACATACACTCGCGCAGTCGTTTGTCGGGAGAACACTTTCCCGGCTCTCTGAATCGGTGGGCTGTTCCTAATATTACTACTTTTTGATTCATCACAATTTCTATTTATGCTCTTTCCCAGACGTAACCTGCCGCAGTTTTCCGAACTTTGCTAATGGCACGAAGTAAAGAGTTATGGGTTACCCCAACTTCTTTGGCTGCATCAAGATACAACCTCTTATGACCTTTTGTGTAGCCAATACAGGTATAAGGAAGTCTTTTAACTCTTCCAATATTTGAGACTTCGTAGAGTCCTTCATATCCTTTTATCGGTTTCCAAATCTCTTCCATAACAATTAGTTATCGTCTTTATCCAATATGGTGTGCCCCTCGTGCTTGGTGTTGTTGCGCTCTTCCTGCCAGTTCTTCACTATCTGGAACCTCTCTATGAACTTCACGCTGAGGACATAATACAGAAGGTCAACGAACTTATACCATGCTGTGCCGGGTCTTAGTATCTGTAGCCAGTTGCGGCAGATATTCGTGCCGAAGATATAGATGGCTACATAGCACAGAATCTTGACTACGGCTATAGCCTGTCCCTCTTCCTCCATGAAATGTCCGATGATAAAGAACGATGCTGCAGTAACGAAGAATATGGCACAGTAGGCAAAGAACCATAAGGCTTTCTTTGTGCTCCAAGGCTCCTTATTCACTATTGCGGCTACGAGACCGAACACGAAGTTGATTCCGAATAGCAGAACCATTGCATACATGAAGTTCTGAATGGGACTTAGGAGCGTAAACAAGGCTCCAACAACCATAATGATGTAAGCTTTTATTTCTCCCATAAGGCTAAAAGGGTTTAAAGGGTTTGCTTATTGTTCCGGGCTTGTTCATGTTCACAAGCTTCTTAATCTCTGCCTTGGCATCCTCAGCCTCCTGCATCTTGTCGATGGTCACTTGGTCTTTTGATGTGAAACGCATCTTACAGAAGTCGGCTACGGTGGCGGCTGATACGTAGTCATGCACCTTGTCACACAACTGCTGGAAGGTGGTATCATCGTACCACCGAGGCATAAGCAGTGTGATATCCACCTCTACTTTGTCTTTGATGGTGTTTATGGCTGTCTCACGGAACTTCTCCAAGACGAAAGCCGACATCACCGTCTTTGCCTCTCCTGCATGTGTGCCAATCCATCGGTAGAACATCTTCTGGTATTTGGTGGTGGCATTTGTTATCGTATCATCCTCTGTACCGTCGGGCTGCTTACGTCCGTCGGCAATAATTCCCAACTGAGTGTCGATATCAAAGAGTAGCTGATCGCGCTCAATGAAGATATGCCGCTCAAACTTAGGTGACTTCGTACCATACTGAGGGTCATTACCATTTCGAGGTTGTCCTCGATATGGCCAGTTGTCGTCAGGCTGCGGGGGTCTTGAACCTTTCAGCGGTACTGGCTTGTATGCTCCTTGCTCTTTGTCGTGAAGTAAATCCATATACCTTATTATATTATTATGACTGGTCTGTTACGTAGACGTGGATAGTCTGTGAGAGTTCGGGGTCGTGACGTGAGTAGAGTTCGATGTAGGTATGACCGAGACGCCTGCCTGCTACGGTGAATCCTTCCTCAGAACGTCCTGCATAGCAGATGGAATCATCTTCTATCCTTACCTCAATATCGTCTATAGCGCCATCCGAGATAGCGTAGGTGACGGTATACTCTTCGCCAATGCCGATACAGATTGCGGAACCTGGAACGGTCAGCGTGGTCGGATAGCTGTATGATGGTGCTACGGGGGCGGTCTTGTTGAAGCATCGCTTGATGTCTTGGAGGTCTTTTTCTACGAACTGAGAGTAAACTGCTGCCTGATCTTTGTTTACGGGCTTCCACCAATCTACAAGCATAGAGTCCTCAATAAACTTAGAACATAGCTTTGCCAGCGGGTCGGTATAGCCTCTGTTGAATCTGTCAGAGACAAGGAGCGTAATGGTGATAATATCGTTTTCCTCTGTCGAGGTGATGTTGTCGGCAGAGGATTGTCCGGGTGATGTGAGGTAATCAGAGAGGTAGGTCTTTAGCGAACTGAGGTTTGTGTATAGTCCTCTGTTCAACAACCGCATCTGATACACCTCGTCGCCTGCTGATTCGTGATATGCCTTGCCAACAGTCCTTTCGTCTGCGGCTTTCTCCACCTGCCCACGAAGGTAAGTCTCACTCTTGACATTTTCAAGAATGGCATTCTTGGCGAATTGTAATATGATTGTCTGACTCATAGCTTATGATACTGAACCTGATGCTGATGTTGGGTCTGCAGAAGATGTTGGTGCTGTCTTGGCGAAACACTTCTTAACGTATATGAGAGCGTCCTGAGCCAGAGCTGCAAAGTTCTTTGCCATCTCAGGCTTGATAGACATCCACCATCCATAGAGAGACATATTGACGATGTAGTCCTGCGCGATACCAGAAAGCGGGTTTGCAAGCCCCGACTGATATCTGCTTGTAACCGTCATTGTGATTGTAATATCAGTGCCGATAGTTGCTGTAATATTACCCGATGCTGTATCGACAAACTCTGACAGCTCGGCTGCAAACTTCGATACCGCACCTTTAATAAGCCGTTCAATCTTCTTTTCGTGGTGTGTATCATCGCCAGCAGCCTCATTGTATGCTACACCTGCATTCTTAACCGCGTCTATACCTCGGTCAACGCTACTGGTGATGTAGGTATCACCCTTTACGGCTTCTACAACTGCCGCCTTTGATACTGTGATAGTTAATGTTGCCATATTATTTCGATTTTAAATTATGATACTGATGCTGTTGCGCTTGTGGGGTCAGCCGTTGCCGTTGGAGGGTCTTTATGATAGGCTGTAGTGATGATGGTGTTCATCATCCCCTGTGCGTCACGCTGATACTTTACGGCAAGATCGGGATAGTTCATTGCCAGATACTCCCCCACAGAAAACAGAAGGGCATACGACTCCGCTGCACTCTGCAAGGCTTTGGCAACCTCTGCATCCCATCGTGCATCGTTGACGGTTATTGCCGTGTCCGTATATGAAGTGACAAACTGCCCCAATGCTCCCGCTATGTTCTGTGCGGCTGCGGAGATGTAATCGTTGAAGATACCATCCTCTGCCGACGAGACCGTGATGTTCGAAAACATGTTCTTTCCGTTCTTGTCGTAGAGCCGTTTTCCGATAATGGATAGATGCTTCTTTATCTTGGCTGTGATGCCTGTGAGTGTTATCGTCTGTGCCATATCTTATGCTGCTTGAAGTAAGTTCTGCGCCTGCTGTACCTGCTGCTGGTTGACACCCTGCTCCATGAGTTCCTGCTGCATGGCCGCCAGCTGTGCCTGGTCACGCTGGATAATCTGCAGGAGTTCCTTGGCATATGGGAGGTTTACCACTTCAAGATACTGCTGAACGTTGATAGCCTGCATCTGCAGGAGTTGCATTGCGGTATCGTTGATGTAGGTCTGATATGCAGCGGTCTTTGCTGCTTCCTTGATAGCGATATTGAAGTCAACATCGCGTGCTGAGAGGTTGTCGTATTCGAAGAAGTTGGTATTGTCCTTGTTGGCTATCAAGCGGCCTTTTCTGTAGTACTGCTTGATCATCATAACCTTCTTCGTGGCTATCGACTCCATGAAAGAGGTAAAGTCCTTCATGATAGAGTTCAGAGAGGTTGTCGCGTTCTCTGTCTCTTGGTTGTATCTTGCAGCCGAAGTTCCTGCCGATGGTGTCTTTCCCTGTAATGCTCCGTTGACGTTGGTAATCTCGCGTGCTAAGTTGAGTTCCATCTGTAGGAGTTCCTGAGTACCTATCTGTACGGCATTCGATGTGATAATCTCCGGTCTGAGGTTCGGATTAAGCTTGTTGGTCTGAATGAATAAGAGTCCGTCGTATTCTGTAAGCTCATCGGCAATATCCTCTTTCGACATTCCATCGGGAATACTCTCTATCGGGAAGATGGTGATACCCTTTGCAGCAGAACGTGCCGCCATGTCGTGCATGATGATAAGGCGGTTGATGTATCTCTGCTGGTCGATAATGGTTCCCATGAATGGATGAATCTCGCTGTTCACATAAGGATAGAGCTTGACGGTGAACGGATGGCTCTTGTGCTCAAACGGGGTCTCTCCTTCTGCTATGATGGTTCCGTCGGGAGCCATGAAGGTGTAGTACCAATAGGAATCCTCTATCAGTTCGTATTCGATAAGTGCCCATTCCTCTTCGGGAACACTCACCTCCTGATACTGACGGATACGAAGGTTGTTCTCTTCCTTGATATGCCAGATATCCTTTACCTCAACACGGTATTCTATCTCGTCTGCATTCTGAGCCAGCGGATCGTAACACTGATAGCGTGTCTTGGTCTCTTTCGTCCATACCTCGATAAGTCGGCAGAGAGAATAGTCTGACGGGCATTCGAAGCTTATCTGTTCAAGCTGGTCTCTATCGTTCTGCTGCACTCCAGAAACTCTGTGATAACCTCGCATCGTCTCGCGTGAGTTGACATCAAACACCTCGTTAATCTCATCTACAGTCCAT